GTGGTACAGTCCAGAAGGATCTACATTCTTTACCATACGGTGCTGACACTGAAGGAACTTGAGCCATGTTGGGGCTTAGATGTGTCATTCTACCTGTCACAGCGCCGTTGGTAATGACTCTACCATGAACTCTGCCATTCTTCTCAAAGGATAACCAGGAATCTATCTGTGCTGAGCGCTTCTGCAGCATAAGATACTCGTAAATAACCTTAGCTTCTGGAATGTCAATACCTTCAAGCACTTTTTCGTTAACAATTACAGAACCTTTCTCAGTTTTCTGAGAGAATGTAACACCTGCTTCTGTCAATCTCTCTGCTATCTGCTTGCGTGACCCCACATTGAACTCTGTCACCTTGTCTTTGAGTCTCTTGTTCGTCTTCTCTGACCATCTCTCCTCCACTATCGGTGGAAAGACCTTCTGCAGGTCGGTTGTTATCGTCCTCATCCTGTGAGTTATCGTCTGATATAAGGACGTCGCGCCACTGACGTCCAGTACGAAGCCATTTCTCTCCTGAACCGCCGTAATGATGGCGACCTTGTGCTCTAAATCTACGCATGTGTCGATGAAATCCTCTTCTTTAAGCACGTTAAGCAAATGTTTGTACAAGCTGGTGGTAAGAGCTACGTCCTGCTTGCAATAATCTATCATCTCATCGGATAGACCAGCATTGTAGTCTGAAAAGTCAAGCTTAAAATCACCTAGACGCTTACCCCAGCTGTTTAAACTGTGTCCACCTTCCAGAGAAGGGTTATACAATCTACTAAGCACTAGAGTATCTATTAGAATGTGTACTGGTAGCTGTAATCCCCACACGTTTTCAAGCACTGGAGCGTCGAATCCTATAATATTGTGACCAATTACACCTGTTGCTTCACGCAATACAGGTATTAGAGTGTCTGGAGAAGTGTGAACAAGCTGTTTGCCTGTCTTGACTTCCTCAGTTACTCCGCACCAGATCGTATCGTGGTCGGTGTTGGTCTCTAAATCTAGTGTAATCAACATAGTAGTGCCCTGCCGTATCTGGCTTGTTGCTGTGTCTGTCGTAAGGGTTCGTGTGTTTTACCTGTGTCTGTCTTTCTTGGATGCCTAGCACCCAGTTACCTATCTTGCTCATTCTCATATACCCCTGGTTCAAAGTCTGACTCCGATTTTAAGTCTATCCTGTCAATCGTGTCAATATCTTCTGTAGTATGTGAGCAACAGCCGTTGCATAAATCCAGGAAAGACCCAGATACTGCAGACTTTCTAGTCGCTTCAAAGTCTGATAAAGCTACGTTACAGGCTAAACATCTCACAAGGCTTCCTCCATAATTTCAGACATTCTACCGCTTTCTTGGTTATAGAGCAAGCCAGCAGCTCGTCCTGTAATACCTGCAAAGCGATTCTTGAGAACTCTAACGTGTGTCGTGTTCCTCTCTATTGGATCGTCTGCCTGTCCGTTGCGTTCTAGACCTATCACCATATCTGAGAGCTGTGCAATACTAGCAGATCCTCTGAGCTGTGACAGACTACTAGCAGCACCTTCCTCATGGCCTTTGCCGTCGGGTCGCTTGAGATGGCTAACCATAAACAGCGTGATACCTGTCTCTTGTACTAGCATCCTGAGCTTGGTGCAGATCTCATCCAGTGCCTTACGTTCGTCGCCGTTGCTCTGAGCTGATACAACAATAGAAACGTGGTCTAGGAACAGGAACTTGGTGTCAAGCGCTTTTGCCATGTAGCGACAGCGGGCAACAATGTTATCAATGCTGGTGCTTCCAAAGTGGTCAAACAAATACAAGCGGTTAGTACCCATAGTTTTCTCGAAAGCATCCCAGCGTTCCTCTTCTGTAGTCTCTACTGTTGGTAGGTGTATAGGCTTGTTCGCTGCTAGTGACATAAGCGATAGAGCTGTCTTACGTGCGTTCTCTTCCAGGAACAACAATCCGATGTTCTGCTCTGAGTTCTGCAGGATGTGCCACACTATCTCTCTGACAAACTGCGACTTACCTAGTCCAGATCCAGCGGTTATTGTAACTAGCTCTGCCTCTCTAATACCAAACGTCAGTTTGTTGACACCTGCCCACGGGTACATGACAGCAGCAGTTTCTACTGGCTTGTTAACTTCATCCCAAAGACTAGCGCCATTGATGATACCGTCTGGAACAAAGCGCTCTGCAGCCCAGAAGGATGCGATATAGGCTCTGTCGTCGTTCTGGAGTAAGAAGTCGCAAGCGTCCTTGTACTGGCTTGGGTACTTCATCACCTTAGACTTGCCACCAAATAGCTCTGCCACCTCTCTGGCGGCTTTAATGCCCGGTTCGTCACTGTCAAACGATATAACAATGGTGTCGAAGGTGTCTAGCCACTCGTAAGCGGCCTTGCAGTCGCCTAGAGCGCCGCTAGCGCCATTCTTGATACTGACTACAGGGTACTTGCTCCCTTGCATCTGGTAGCTTGCTAGGGCGTCAAACTCGCCTTCTGTAATTGTGATAGTCTTACCGCCTTTACTGAACAAGTGCTGTCCGAATAGTCCCGACTCTTTCCAAGAACCGGCGGTTGAGAATTGTTTATCGTGTTGTCGTATTTTTGCAGCTACTGGCGTGTTTGCATCGTCCGCATCGTGATAGCTGAAATAGGTCTTGTCTGGATTGTGGATGACACCATATTTCTTAGCGGTTGCTGTTGTGATACCTCTCTCAGGTATAGCGTTGTAGCGTCCGGTAGTGAGTAGGTTCTCTATTGAGTCAAAGCTCTGCTTAGGGCGCGGCGTTTCCTCTATGTCTGGCATTGTAATAGCGCCGCTGTTGTCGCCCTTCTGAAAGTCTCCACAGCTAAAGCATTTCTTTGATCCGTTCTCGTTTGTAGCCGCTGCATCTGACGAGCCGCAAGCATCACAGGGTAGGTGCGTCTGAGTGAATGGCATTTTAAATTTCCTCTATGTCGTATACGTAACCATAGGAAACAATAAGGAACGGCAGCAGTAGAATAAGCCCATCCATAGGCATGGCCGTAGTCTCTTCTGTATTAGTGTTATAAACCCAAACCGGCCTAGACTCTATAGCTTCAATATCAAAGCCAACGCCCATCCGAAACTCAATTGATAACAACCTGTTAAATATCCACCATCTCATTATTTTATACCTCTGTTAAATTTATCATACTCTCGCATATCGTTTAGAAACTGATCAATTGCCTCAGCGTCCACCGCGTACAGTCTAGCAGCGTCTAACAGGGATAACAACCCACCGCCTACATCATTGGCAGCTTTAAATAGTGCCATCGTGTACGGCGTCAGTGCGCCACTTGTCATATATTGTTGAAACATAATTATTCGCCTGCTTGACAGTGTTTTAAGTGTGGCTATAATGGATCTCTAGAGACCGCTAGTTATCTTTTAAAGCTCTTTAGAGGTTAACAACAAGTAGTAGAAGCTAAAATTCTATCAAGCTCTAAAAGGTCTCTATAGAGCCTTAGAATCTCCTGGCAACGCTCTGCGATAACTGGTCGTTTAAGTCCGCTAACATCTCTATATCATCCGCATCGGGTACAAAGTTTCTATCACTCTCTAAAAACTTTAGATTAGTCGTTAAGTCATTCGCTAACATGAAAAAGTCTTGCCGCGCTTCTTTCTCGTATTGCTTCTGTAACTGCTCTACCTTGTCGCTGTCGTTTAAGTGTTCGTCGCCGTGTAACCAACTATGATCTCTGCTGTGCATGGTATTACCTCTCTCTATTGTTTGTTGTTTGATTATAGCGCAATTCTCAGCCACTTGTCAGACTCTCGCATCTCTTTATTTTCTAGTCTGTTCTCTAACTCCTCTCTGCGCTTTGCTAACGGTCCAATTATAGGTGGCCCACTTGGTCTAATATCTCGATCTGTGAACTCTTTCTTATAGCGCAAACGGCTATGCAGTGTTGAGGTGTTGATCTTTGTTATAATGTGCAAGGCTGGAATAGTATAATTTGCACCTGTAACAAGGCGAGGGTGCTCCCCTATAAACTTAAAGCTTTTATTCATGACCCACCCCACTGTTTAGCCATTGCGTCGGCTATGCCTTGATAGGTCTCGCTTCTTATCTTCCACCTGTCAGCACTTGGAGGCAGCATATGGATTCGCTGCGCCTCTTTCTTTGGTAGTGTACGCCAAAGCGCCTCAACATCGTCAGTCGCGATTAATGGCGGCAAATTGTGAAGCCATAGCCCCGTTTTTTTGCTTTCAGTATGACCGAACTGGTAAGGCTGTATATATTGGCTAGCCTTTATCGGTAACACTCCTACAGGGTTCTCCAATGCCACTTGCGGCGCGTTCTCTTTTGCATGGGCATATAGTGCAAGAGTCCACTCGATGGCCTCTAGGCGCTCCCCGTTGCGCTTCATTCCCGAACCATAGTGGGCATTCCCTGAAACTGCCAGAGCGGTGCAAGGTGGGTGCATTATGATCAGATCCCAGCCGAGGTCGATAACCTCCCAGCAATCGCCCCTGTAGTGGTGCGGGCTGTTGTCGTCAGATTCTAGCAAGTCGCAACTGTAAGCATCATGCCCGCGCTTTCTGAATGCTTCCCTAACCTTCCCGCTATACTCGCAAGCAACTAAAACTTTCATTGTCTAAACTCCTAAAGATAAGACAGTAAAGACAAAGGCATACACTACAGCCGCGCCTATTAATGCGCTCACAAGCAAGCAAGCGCTCCCGATGATTGCCGCGAATAGATCCCGACGCTTGTCTTTTGCCTGTAGTTTTATATAGGCGCTATTTCCCTTGTAATTGTTTAACATTGTGTCACCTCCTGCCTTTTAAATATTATATCAAAGGCTTTCGCGTCTAAGCGCTCCAGCTCTTTATCTGTTAAATGCCCAACCTTATGCACTCGCTCAAAACCCTTCAATGCACGGTTTACATCGTACAAGGATTTGCATCTGTTTAATCTATCAACTGCTGATTTGTAGTTGCTCATATTACAATTCTCCGTATTGAGCGCAAGCTTCATCGAATAAGATGGCATAGGCTAGTTTGGTAACGTAATCGTCAAAAGACTTTGCCTTAAAATCAATCTCATTTAGCTGCGCCTCTCCATTGTCTCTATTACACTCAGTGCAGAGAATGGCGGCCTTATAGGTATAGATCACACACTCGTGGCCGTCTACCATCTGGTGCATCATTTCATACGGATCAGACCCGTATTCTTTGGCTTCAGCTAGTGCCATTAGTGCGATATCTAAAGCTGCGGACTGTAATTCGTATTGGTTCTTAATCATTGTGCGGCCTCTATCAAAATAGTTTTAAGTTGTTTTATAGACTTGCCTGTCATTGCCGATAGTTCGGCCAGTGTGATATTGCTACCGTCAAAATATGCCTTTATATCGTCATCGCTCATCTTATCCACCTATTGCTATCAAATTTTTGTATTGTTTGGCCATTTTACGCCCGTGGGCAATATATGCCACTACTTTAATATCTTTATTCCAACACTGGCGGCACTTCTTACACTTGCCGTCTTGCTCGCCAGCCGGACACACTGACAGAGCCGGATTACTGTGGCTGATTGTCTGGATGATTGTGGAACTATTACGGGCATTCTCTACTACTTCGCCGTTTACGCCATCGCTAGACAATCTAACAACAACATTAGCTAGCGCATCCATAGCGGCCAACACTGGCCCAAACTTGTTGAACTTGTGCATACGTGTTGGGAGCCAATGCTTACACCACGGCGTCGCTTGCATAACCTGCAGCACCTTTTCTGCCAGTGCTAGACTGTACAGGTCGCCACTATCGAACCACCTAAAGTAGCGCTCTGTATCCAGTTCTTCAACCATATCCTGTACCCAGTCGTCGCGTTTCCAGTCCTGTTTATTGCTTACCCGTGGGGCTTTAACACTGGGGAACCTATAGTTGCCGTCTGTAGCGTAACAACCTACGCACGCGGGCACGAGGTCGCCATTGCTATCGGTTGACGCGGGGCAGGTATCGAGAGCTTCAAGGCTCCAGGATTTGCAAGGCATTTTGCTAGGCTTACTTAGTTTAATCATTGTCTTATCCCTTGGTTTCTATTCTGTCAATCATCTGTTTGCATTCTTTTAGCGTGTCGTGTGAGTCAGTGAAATGTTCCCCTACTGGTCCACAATTCCAATGTCCTCCCTCCATTCTGCTAATTTGCCACCGTTTATAAATGTATTCGCCAGATGCGATCCTCTGCGCTTTGCTCATAATGTCACCTCTATACAGTGTCGCCTTTGTTTGTTTGTTTGTTGTCTTGATATGGTCATTATATAGAAGTCAACGCGACTGTATAATAACATTTTAGAATAAGCATATAACCATTATGACACATCAACATCAACACTATATAAAGAGCGGGCGCGTGCGCGTATACCATAGC